AATTGAGGTGCGTAACCTGGGTTTTCTAATAAACCCATAAAACCTCCCAAGAAACCACCTCCATATTTTTCTGTGTCTTTCCTCCAAGAAGCAGCTTCGTTTGTTTCTGGATTTTCTGTCATAGCGTTTGCCGCTTTCACAAAACCCTTTAAATCTTCCTCTGATATATTACGCCCTTGCCTGTACACGTCAAAAGCTTCACCAACACCCGAACCAGCTTTAGCCCCTCCAGATATCGCGGTGAACATGTCTTCAAACCATCCTTTATCTTCAGGTAGCTCATCTTCATCAGTTGAACCCATACTAGATTCACTCGCGCTTTGAGACGCTGCGATAACGTTAGGTGTAGAAACAAACCCATACTGATTAGCAAAATCCTCCTCACTTTTCGTGTATAAGTTTTTGTTTACTAAACCAGTGTGTAATTTCTTTACACCCTCTTGATTATTATATTGCTCTTGGAACTTGCTAAAAGATTTAGTGTATAAACCTTTTTCAACGAGTCCTTTCCATAATTCTTCCATTTAGGATTTCACTTTAAAGATTTAATCAAACTCAGCTCCTTCCGCATTTCTTTGTTCTCTAGTAATTTTATCTTCTCTGTACTTATTTAGTGTAGGAGACGCTTTGAACAGCTCACTTATAAATTTAGCTTGCTCATCAAAATCGGTGTTGAAGTTAAACCATAAATCTCCTTCAGTTGCATAAACGTTGGTGCCACTTACTTCCCCAGTGCTTCTAGCTATTAACCCTTGTTTTTCAGCAAGTTCTACAATTTGTTCAACCGTCATACCAAGATTCCCTGGTGTTATATTTTTACCGTTTGGATCTTTTAGTGTTGCTGTATTTTTAGGGAGATCCCAGGCAAAACTCTCGGCTATGCCAAATAATCCTTTTGGCTTAGAAAACTTAATTGGAGAATTTGGCGCTGGAAAATAAAAAGAATTTAAGTTGTCAACCGCTTTGCTAACACTTATCTTCCCGCTGTCAGTCAGTCTATCACCTGTTACAATACCCTGTAAAGCAGCTTGGTCTACGGTCGCCTGCTGCACCTGCGTAGACGTAGGCTTAAATATCGCTGAATCTTCCGTTTCGCCGTCTCTTAGTACACCCTCTATACCCGCAACTTGACCCACGGTAAATTGATCGCCTTCTGCTTCGTACATTCCAGCTTCAGGATTCCAGGTAAATATACCATGTGCGCCACGCACAGTTTGTAAATTGTCTAATTGATTTCGCTTTATAGAGGCGTCAGCGTGTGTTTGATATCTACCAGCTCTCTCTTGCCCACCTACAAAACCTCCACCAGTATTCCAACTGTCTCTACCCCATCCACCCCAGTTGTTACCACCACCACCACCACCACTACCAGTTTTTTCTTCGTCAGCTCTATACTTTATGCCTAAATCAATAGCTTTACCACCTTCTTCTTCAGCATAAAACTTAGCCGCAAGAGAGTGAGCTAAGGTTCTTTCCTGTGGATTAGGATCTACTAGTGACTTTATAAATTCTTCGTAGTTTTCTGTAGTGGCAAAATCATCTACTGTAATCTGGCCATCTCCGCTACCGTCGTTGCCGTTTTTATCAAGCTCTGGTTTCATGCTGAGCAGAACATCAAGTATCTGTTTTGACTCTTTGCTATCTGGATTATGTAAAGCGTCATAATAACTCATAGATTGACCAAACATCTTGGTCATTGCGACACTAGCAAACCCGTCTGGTTTGTTTTTAAACAGCTCTTCAAGACTGTTTTGTATCTCCTGGAGAACATCTTGTTTTTCAAGCTTAGGATTCTTTTTAGCGGTTTCTCGCCAGTTGTTTAATACTTCGTTAGCAGAAGTTATAGTACCTGTATCTCTTTTTCTAAGTAATTTAGATATATCTTCTATAGACTGTCTTTCAAAAGAAGTAGTTTTATTATCTCCATCTGTGTAAGTAAAAGAAAACACACGTTTTCCATCTACGGTTTCTATTTTAAAAGAAGTATCTGTAGCGTCACCGTTATAATGATCAGCAACGTTTTTAATAAAAGCTATAGCTGGTGCTTTAGTTAGTCCAACGTCGTAAGCGTTTGTGTTGTAAGACGTGATTATATCGTTACCTATTTGACCCTCTGTTTGTCTAGCTTTAGTGTATTTATTTATTTCATAAAGTAAGTCCGCCCTCTTTCTTTTATTTTCTTTACCAAATAGTGGTATATTTTTTAACTCTTCTCTATACGTATCTAATTGGTCTTGCATCTCAGCTCTTTCGTCGCTGTTTTTCACAGTGCCGTCATTCATGTTTTTAGCAAGCTTCCCCATAGCTTCCTTCGCCTCAGCGTTTATACCCTCGATCTCTTGCATGCTTTTTTCAAAGTTAGTGGATATACTATCCAATAACTCGCCTCTTTGCTGTAACAAACCAGCGGTCATGCCTCTCATGGAGAACGGTACCTTAGCTCTTGCTAAAGCGCCTGCTGAGGCTACTATTGTTGAATCTGCTTTTATGTTCACGTCTATGTTATTTTAATGCTATTAATAAAATCAAGGTGAAACCATACCTGGTAGTTGCGATTGATTGTAACCTTGGTTAGCAACTGTGCTGTTAGTCGTGTTGTTACCAAAATTCATCTCATCCCAAGGCACATTACCCATCATATCTCCAAATGCTTGAGCGTTTTGCATCTGCATCTGCGCACCAGCCATATTCATATTCATTTGATTTCCATAAGCTTGTTGTAAACCAGCAGAAGCACCTGCAGCTCCTTGATAAGCAACGCCCAATAACGTAGCTTGTCTTTGCATCTCGGCTTCCTGCGTCGCCATCTCCCCACCAGCCTGAGCCATTTGAATAGCGCTAAGACCTTGTCTTTCCATTTGTTGGTTCTGCATAGCTCCTTGAGCAGCTAAGCGCTGATTAGCAGTCTCTTGTTTAGATATATCAGCTGAAACCTGTCTGGCTTGTAAACGACCTTGATTTGCTAAAGCTTGCGCTAACCCAGCAACACCTGATGATCCAGCTGAACCACGCAGACCCTGCATTACGTTAGCTCTCTGTTGAGTGCCTTGTTCCATTTGGAATCTAGCCGCCTCTTGATTTACGGTTAAATCCTCATACACATTCTCCATACCCTCAAATGGGTTTTGAAGATTTGCGTACGGATTTGTAAACTCAAACTCTCTATATCTTTGTCTTTGAGCCTCTAGTAAAGCGTCTTGCTTTTGCTGGCGCTCGAGCTGTGCTGTAACTTGATCGTTAGCGTCACTCGCTGCACTTCTAGCTGCGCTACCAGATATTAAAGCACCTCCTAATTGAGCTACGCCGCCTATTATGGCTGCACCTAGTAGAAATGACATAATCTATTTATTTTTAATATACTTTTCATAATATCTTTAATTCAATTACACTAATATAGTTACATTTTTTAGTGTTTATTTACTACTTTCAGTTACCTCAGAACTTATAGCAAATAATTCAGCCTGCTTAGAGTCAGTATTTTTCATTTTAACGCTTGCGTAATACCCTTTTAAACTACCACTATTAGCTCTATTATCTTTCGCAAACATTATGTACGATCCAATTGGTATATACTTAGTAGCATCTACAGTTATAGTTTTATTACTCATGTCCGTTATCTTGCCTATAAGCAATGGCTCACTACCAACAGCTTGTCCATCGAAATCAGTTAGCGAAGTAGATGAGATATAGTACGCAAAGTCCCCTACCTGCAAAGATGCGTTATCTATTTTACTAGTTAATTGTATTATCATGTCTGTGTGCCTACCGTTATAAAGTTATCTAACAAAAAGTGTATCGTTCTATTAGAACTTGGGTATTTATTTATTTTAAAGCGATTACTAGTTCTCACCTTTTGTGTGCTACCTGAAAGATATAGTTTTGTTCCAGCTTTTAAAGTTTGCGCTCTAGATACCACCATAGTGCCAGCCGTTGCAGATGGACTGCTTATAGATGCTACGGTAGTAGCCGTAGCGTTATCAACGCCTTCACCTAGTATAGTTAAATTATTTCCACCAGCAATCCCGTATGTACCTAATAAATCAACATTAGTACTACTTGATGACGTTACTCTAACTGTTTTAGTTAAAGCATCAGCCGTAGCGCTGGAAGATATGAAACTCATACTTAACCCAATAGCTTTTTTAATAGCTTTAAACCCTATAGCGTGAAAAGTCAAAGTTATACCGTCTGCGAAAGTTTGTGCAGAAGATAAAGTTAACGTTTTAGTATTAGTGTTTATGCTTTGTATTTTCGGCGAGCCAGAAAGGCTACCAGCGCTAACACCCTTTAGAATAGTCCCAACAGCTAAATCTGATACATCATCAAGCACTACGGTGGTAGAACCACTTATAGCTCCATCTACAGTCTGCGTTTTTTGAAACACCCAGTCGGTGTCTCTTGGTTGCCTTATTAACCTTAAACCAAAACCGTTTGTATCATTTTTTGAATTTGTAACAAAAGTATCAATATCAACATTGGTTGAATGCGAAAGCGCTGGAGAGGCAGTGTATACCGCGTCCTCACCTGTGGCAGCATAGCTGCTACCGTTGGCGGTAAGACCGGAAAATGTAACGGTAACATTCGCAACTTGAGATATATTTCTATGTATAACGTTTTTGTTTAACACAGTGTCAGTTGAAGGATCAGCCATAAGTATCATAGTGTACGTAAGGCCGTCTCCATTAGTCGGGAAATTTATAACCCCGTTATACTCACCACCACTTACCTTGGCTTTTAAAGCGTTTTTAGAACTAAAACCAGCTGCAAAAGTTTTGGTTTTAAAATTGTAAAATAAGTTATTAGATGTTACAACTTGTAAAATAAAACTAGCTCCCTCGTCACCTTTAATCGCGAAGCTTCGCGTAGAAGCTAGATAAGGTAGTGTGTTTAAGGGTATAAATAGTGATTGTATTTTTTTTAATACTTCTTTTTGAGTAACGCTTGAATCAGCTCGCGAATGATTAATGCCAGCCATATAACCAACATCGCCCCTAAAAGTATGCGTATGGTAACCTTGTAAACCCACGCTTTGACCGTAGTCTAGCGCTTGCTGTATAGTTTTAAACAAAGGTTCATTATCGATATACGTTAGTATATTTTGTTGCGATTGCCTAGTAGACCGTTGCGTTGATTGCGTAGAGCCACTTGTGTTTGTATTATGATAACTCATGATTCTGCACTTAATGCGTTGATGAAACTATACCTAAACCTTGAAAATTGAAATTAGCTGTATCAATATTTTCAGTGGAAAGCCTTGATCCTTTTATATAATTAAACCATTTACCTTCTTTCTCTATAAATTCACTTATAAAACCTTTTTGAAGATCTGTTTCAAAAGACTCCATCTCCCAGCCTAAGCGGTCGTTGGTAAAAGCGTTATAGGTAGATAGCGTCGTAGCTGTTGAATTTTCAGCTTTAGCGAAAGCTTTAACCATAGCTTGTGAACCCTCGTAATTTATAGTGTTAAAACTCTTTATAGATGAAGGGGTTTCATTCAATATAGCCGTAACAGACGCTTCATATTGCTCTCCGTAAAACGAACCTCTAGTTTCGTTAGTGTAATGTTGCCACAGTTCACCGTTTTTAACAGTGAAGTATTGATTTGATAAACTAACACCACTTTCTGGTACGAAAGATTTAAAACTTTCCCAACCTCTTACGTCTTCATTAAAACTAACTGTTGTAGAATTTTCTAATCTAAAAATCTTATTTAGAGTTATATTATCTAAAGTACCTCTCAACTCAAGAGCTTTATCATTTGAACCTGAAGTTATAACCACCGTATTTATTAGGTTATCTGGATCGTCGTTAGTAGAAGTACCTATAAAGAAGTCTTGCTCAAAAGATACGTTAGCTTCTATATCGGTTTGGAATACAAAACCCTTACCGTCTTCATTATAATAATATCCAGCTATAAAACCGTTATCAAGAGCGCAGTCAAAAGAAAGTCTAACCTCTTGATTTGTGTGTATGTGACCTATATTTTGGTTGATATTACCCCATACAGCTCTGAGTCCCTCGAAACGTATACGGCCACCACCAGCGGGATCTTCTTCCCAGAACAAGAGATTTTGGAAAGATGTACTAAACACTATATTCCAAGAATCCACTGTACCTCCTGTAAAGTAGTTTGTTGTGTCACGTAAAGCAATATCTTTAATGGCGCCCGTAAAACCATTTTCTTCAGGTTCAAAAAACACTTTTCTAGGATTTCCAAGAGGTGAGCTTTCATCTTCAGCGAACGTGGACGCGCTGTAAATAAAACCATTTATATCACCAGCCAATACATCTGCGGCGCTTACTTCTTCACCATTAAGAAATACAGATATGGGATTTCCAGAATAAGAGAGCATGTTACCTTTGATTACATAATCTCCAGGTTGCGTTAAATTATTAAAACCAAACCCATGCGTCAAGATAGATGTAACACCATCAACTTCAACGTCCTCCGTATTACCTGTAACATAACCTGCTAAAGACCCTTGAATATCAAGACTTGAAACTGGGATTATAGTAAATGAAAACTCATATGGCTGGGTTGGGTTTGGGTTATCCATTGGGAAGTTAGGTGAAATATTCTGGTATATAAACTTTTCGTGACCAGGGCCTTGCGTTGTGTTCCACTCAATAGCTCCATTTTTAAAGTATACCTCTGGTTGATCAAATAAATTATAAGTGATTGGAGGTATTTGAACATCTGAACTTCCTAAGTAATTACTTGGTGGAGTAATCCAACTGTCTGCTTTTCCGCCAGTGGTAAGATTTGTTATATTTATTAACCGTATACTGTCTATAGCTTTAGCATAATCGTGCTTAGTTATCGCAATTTTAATTTCTTCGAGGGGTGGGAATCCAAATGGATATTGGAATATGCATCTAATAACGTTACTCACTACTGCGGTGGTATCGTATTCGGTTCTTGTTGTTGATAGTAATCTTAAATTACCATTAGGTTTTATTTCTCCAAAATACCCATAAGGATATGATGGATCACCACTATCCTGATCTATAGGAGACTCGGGTATTAAACCAGTAGGTATACAATTTAATAAACTAACATCAGAATTAGCGTCTATATCGTCAACTACTGGTTGATACGATATATCTAATAAGTACCAATTACCGTTTTCAAGAGGATTATCGGAAATATCTTGAGAGATGATAGCTGTACTATCTGCATCAACTTCTATCCGTGTCGCAGAGTCTGTTGCACCTCCCGTGTTGTCACCAGAGACCTCATGTATGCTAACAAACGGATCGGGTTGCTCTCCCGGTATAGGTGGTACTGGTTGATCGCTTAAATCGATGTGATCACCAAAATTAGTTATTGCGCCTCCGTCTTGTAGCGGTTCGTTTACAGCATTATACTCACCAGTTTCTTCATTAATCGTAGGGGAGTAATATGTATGTTGAGCACCAAATTCACCTAACCCACCTGCTTCGTATTCTGTGTTCGATTGGCCTAGATTTTGTCTTCCATATATAATTTGATTAGTCCAAACAAAATCGATTAGATTAGTGCCGTTATTTTCAACGTCACCGGTCCAACCTAAAATACCTCCACTACCGTCCCCATGTTTAACCTCTGCCCAAGCGGGAATATCACGATATGGGATAGGATTCACTTCTTGTATAAAATCTTGACCCTCTATACCCGTGGGGTTTATAAGGCTATGCGGTTTTACTAGTTTAAACTCGTTTACATATATACTGTACTTTGTCGAAACGGCGCTAGGTTTAGTTACAAGACTCAATTTAACGACTAGGTTTTCTATTAAAACGCTATCCTGAGTAGTGCCATCTGAAAACTTCCAAGCGGCAGAGTTCATCGTAGGTGAACCATGTACAGGGTTTTCATCGTTTGCTTCATAAACACCAGGCACGAAAGCCCAAATTGCTGGAAAAAGCACTTCGTTATTACTCTGCCACCCCATAACGTAATCACCTGCAAAAGCTATGTCTGGATTACCGTTGCTGTAACCAGTCCAATCCGTAAATAGCATGTGATGAGCTTCATAAGGGCTATCTGTTAAGTTATTAAGTATATAGTTAGCATTTCCAAACTGCGTGTCCCCTAAAGGCGCTATTATCTCTGGGTCAACTGGCTCTTCACCATCAAATAGCTCTATTAACATGTTAAACCCATCAGCTAGCTGAAAAAACGGGTCAGTTATATTAAAAACGCCGGTTGTGAAATATATAGCTATTTCCTCTCCGTTAAATATAGTTTTAGATGTCGCTTCGGGAAAACTTGCTATAATGTCGTCAGACACCTGGTGCGTTAAATCAGTAATAGGTGAGTCAACGTAGCTATCTAGTATATTTACAGAATACTTTAATCCACCATCGATAGCTGTTCCTACACCAGCCCCACTCAGAAAACTACTACCTTCTGGTGAAAAAACAATTCCACCCGGTTCGTCGTTGTCTTGATTTTCTAGTCTCCATATAGAACCTACAAATGCGGGTAACGTATTAGACGCTGGTGCGTCCGGAGGCCCATCGTAAGTGGTTTCAACTCCATCCGCGCTAGTAAAAAATCTACTAGCGTACATAAGAGGAGTTCCACTACCGTGATTCTCTATAAATATATTATTTCCCAAACTAAAAGCGCCTATGTCTGCAACCACTTCTTGAGCGTTAAGATTAAACCTAGCAGAATACGGAGCGTTAAAAGAATCATATGGTGTATCTATGATAGGCGCTTGCAGAAATTCACCAAACGCTTCACCCACAAAATCTTGACCCTCTACAGCCTCAACAAAATGCCCTTTGGGTATAGCTGGATGATGAGTAATAGCTGTCGATGAGTTTAACGACATGTTTTTTAACGGGATAAACGAATGGTTAACCGGTATATCCGGGATACCCCAGTGATTGTAGTGGCTCTGCCAAGTTTCATTGATATTATGAGGAGATGGAATTAAATCCACGCCTGTTAAAGGGAAGCTGTCTTGAAAATGATTAACATCGTTTTGATATGTTACTAACTCTGTGCCTTGATCAACATTAGAGCTAGTTAGTAAATTCGAAGTATCTACGGGATAGTTGTCTAGCGTAAGATTATAATGCTTGCTATAGTCATCATAACTACCAAGCGCTATATTGTATTCACTTAAATTATCTCTAAACCAATCACGCATACCTGCGTCTGAGATAGGTGTTAATCCGTCCATAGAAAGTCTAAGGACTGAACCTCTTTGTTTATCTGTAAAATAAGCTCTATATGATTCAGAAGCAAAAGACTCAGGGTTCTTAGATATACCATAATCCCCTACAAAAGGCACAGCTTGTCCAAGGACGTTTTCAGTGGCTACAAGTTGAGGGTTTCCATCCGCGTTAAAGACAGCGTCTTTATTTGCTAATATCTTTAAAACCCTATCTTCGCACATAGCAACTAAATCAGTGCTTCTTGTGAATAGCTTTTGAATACTTCCGTATGTAGGGTTTAAATCTTTGGTTATCTTTTCTGCTTGGATAAACTGATTAAGGTTGTTTATACCACTGTTAGAATTATATATACCAGAATAAATTAACCCATGTTTGCGGTGCTCTTCTGCATATGGCTCTTCTAATGTTGAAGACGCTCGAGCACCATTTGTGATCTGCATCTCGTTAAAAGTGTCTCTAATTCTATTAGATTCTATACCGTCTCCAAAAGAAAAACAATTGTACCAACTTAATCCCGTGTCAAGAGAAAGATCTAGATCTTTATTTATAAGCCAAATTCTTTTATCGAATACCCCAGGCTCAGAGAATTGCTTAAACCATTTTATTTTAGCTGTAGTATAACTACCGTTTTCTCGTATAAACTTAACAGCGACTGGGTCGCCTACTTCATCAGCTAAAGCTGCTGCTGTTGTGCTGTTTTCTTCTTCGGCACCATCGTGTGGAAAGTTATAATTTAATTCAAATGCAGCAAACTCATCACCACTAAAAATTGTATTTGCAGCGGATGAGTTATACTGATTGCTATTAAAATCACCGGCATCAATGATCCAGTTTGTAATACGCCTATTGGCGTTGTAATCAAATATACCTGCTTCTCCAGGAATCCTACCTTCATCTAAAGTTGGGACCTCTAACCCTAAATCGTCTACTAAAACCACTCTGCATCCTACAGGTGCAAAAATCTCTGCGTTTTCACTTGTTAATCTAACTGGTATATTGCTACTAGCTTCGTAATATATGTTTAAATCGGTTAGTTGTTGAGGCTCTGTCTCCCAAATAGCAGGGTAACTCTGTAAAGTGGTAAGAACGTTTTCAACATTTGTCTCTGGGTGTAAGAATTCAATGTTTGTAAAAGTATCATCATCAACCGAGAATGTCGGAGCGCCAGGATTGTAACCTTGTTCTGTAGGGTTTTTATCAAGCTCAATTATGTAACACGTTCTCCTATTATGTCTTGCCCCAAAGTTTTCTAACGCTTCAATAAGATTTTGGGTTGCGGTAGTATCTTCACCTGTAATTGTTTGGTTTGCATCAACCGTTACGGAATTCGCCCACGCGCTAGCCGCTTCCTCTACGCTAAGGGGATAATCAACGGTGTCAGCGTTTTTATAATCATCTCCGTCGTATATCCACCTCATTCTCCATGACGTATGGTTGTATATGTGTTTAGTACGAACCTTTTGTATAGTATATACAATTTTACCAGGATCATCTTTGAATATAAACCTGTTACCTTCCTCGAGTTGACTTACAAAAAACTGAATATCAGTGTCTAATCCAGACGGGCTGATCTCAGGTCTCCACTGGTTTAAATGTAAATTCTGATAACTATCATCATACCCTTGCCCTTGGAGTTCGCTAGGGGTAAGCGCTCTACCTATTCCAGTTACTTCATCGTAATTCCCTTCAAACTCCATTATACGTATCCCATCAGCTTCCGAAGCTGCGATAACTGGACTAATAGCGTTTTCACCTGTTGTTGAAAGACTAGGTGGAAAAGCAGTATCTTGCCCTGTTCCTTGAGACGCGGTAGGAAGTAAATTGAATATACCTCCACCCCATATACCTTGTAATTTGCTGGCTATACTATCTTTACCAACGAGACTAGTTACCCCTAAGTCGTTTATTATACTAGTGGCATTACCCAAATCAATAAGATCTTCACCAGGACCTAAGAATGAAAGATGCATATAATGTTTACCTATATCACTATTTGAAGTACCGTAAGTATTATCTACATCAAGGTTTGAAGGGTATATAGTATTGACGTTCCACCGTCTCCACAATGATGTATGCTCAACCGTGGAAGTCATGATCCCCTCTAAACCGTTTATAATTCTATCTCCCGCACCGTCACCCTGCGCTAAGTAAACCTCCGGAGTAACACCTCTTCCGCCTGCGTTTCCACTCACACGCCAAGTGTAGTAATCCATGTCACTAGTCTGAGAGTTCTCCCAGTCCCCTACATTAGTTCCACCACCTACTAAATCTAAGTTTTCAAACCCATCAACTACATTATCACCATTGTTGAAAAGATCGTCAGACATACCGAATAAAGGCCCTTGCCATTCTTTACCGTGTATTGATAACGCTAAATTAAGCAAACTGTTATTGTCGTCATATGAGACACCTTTCCATGGGCCTATGTGCTTTTTCCACTCTAACTTACGATAATAAGTCTGAGCCCCAAACCATCCTTCGCCAGACTCTTTAGCGTAAGAACTCGCAGATGGATTAGACGCTATGAAAGGCAAGTTATCTATAAAGAAAGACTTTTTGTCAGACTCGTCAAGAACATCAAATAAATTACTCCAGTGTATAGGTTCACACCCTGGTGTTATGTCTGTTGGATATTGAGTACCATCTGGCTCCCCAGGATCAATAGTGTTAATTAGACCTGACGTTTCATCATTATCAGATGTATTATATGCACTATATAGCCAATACATCTGTTGTGAAGTGACCGCGTAATTTTGACTTTCTAAAGAAGAGTCTTCGTTTATTAATAAGTTTACAGCTGTTTTTATTTTTACAAAAAATTTACCACTAAAATCTTCACCAGGTATTTCATCTCTCCTTTCAGTTTTAAACGTTAAATTTTCATGTAACAACCAGTCGTCACCATTAGGGTCTTTAGCTATGTTAGCGTCTATAGCGGATATTTTACTAGATAGTTTTATGTGATAAATACCGGCAGTATTAACTGCGCTTTGCGCTCTCGTAACACTAGAAATCCTATATCTTTTAGAATGAGTACCGTGTTTTTCCCATGATATAAATACTTTGTTACTGCCTGATGCCAGGAAATCTTGAGAAAGATCAGATCCAAATACTCCTGATATTAACCAACCTGTTGCGTTTATTTCTATATCTTGCGTGTCCTCTTTATCTATTCTAGCGTCAGGGTTTAAGAATATAGATTGATCTTCCACGCCCTCATTATCCAAAGTTCCAGAATCGTTATAGCCGTACCCGGCTAATTTATCGAAATTATTTACTACTCTACCTAAAGGAGAGAACGTATACTTAATAGCCTCTGGAGCTTCATTACTTATATCTAAAACTTTGTATTTGTTATCAAATAAAGGCTGTGTAGATAAACTATTATTAAATATCTTTTTTACTGTTATAAAATCCTCTTTTACGATTTTATTTCTATCTGAAGAGGCGAATGATAACCACAAGTGATTGTTATCATCGTGAAAGTCCACGTGTCTAGGCGGGGTATAAGCTTTATCCATGATAAGATTGTAGTACTCCCCAGAAGTTTCTTTTATATAAAACTTATAGTAATCAATCCAATCAGCGGGCTCTAAATCTATATATGCCTTGAACATGTTAGAGTTGCTAGCGTTTAACCCTAACTCAGGATTTCTCCAGTCAATTTTCACACCTTTTTTAGAAGTGAAAACAGGTGTTTCTCTACCATATTTATCACCGAATACAACTCCAACTTGATAATCTCTCTTTGACTTTAAAGATCTTAATCCTCCTTCACTGAAATCTTGAGTCTCTCTAAGTTCAAAACCAGACCACACGTTTGGTTTTAAGAAGTTGCCATCGATGTCTTTACCGAAGTTGTAACCTTGAGTGTAATTGCCATACACTATTCTATTACCAACAATTTCTTGAGCTAAAGCGGATCTAGGCACATTATCCCATGGTCTAAGCAGTTGGTTTTCAGGTAAAGCCGCGTGTATACTCTCTGTCGATATATTATACTTTCCCTTATGCGCTGACACTTCTCCAAACGTTACAAGCTCACTAGGCGTACCTGCTGGTAATATGTTTGTAGCTAGTTGACCAGAACCCGCTTTACTCCATTCTGAATCTGTATACTTTATATTATCTATAGAATAAACTACATTAGAGTTTTCTTGCTTGTAAAGAAGATCTACTTGAACTACATCTTTAGGTATATCGGAGGGTACAAAATCATACAGATCTATAGACTTTATAACGTTTGTCATAGTCTTGTTGTACGGTTCGTCTGTACTATAAGAGTTTAGCGAACTAATCCCATCATCATATTCGGAATTGAATACTACATCTGTAAACGGACCCATAGCGGAATACTCCCCGTCTCTGTACTTATATCTAAAACAAAATCTTGGAAATATTTTTTCAAAAATAGCGGAATTCACATCTTCAATAGCGGAATTCATTTTATACGTAGGAGCTATACTAGGCTTCTTTTTTATAACAGTAACGTAATCTTCTGTTAAAAACCCTTTATCTTCACCATCTATATATAATCTAGAGTGTAAATTTATATTAGTAGGATTTTCTTTATGACGTGTCTCCTCGATATTTATCTTTTTTGGTTCAGAATCTCCGTCTGTCCAAAATAGAAAATCATCAATAATATTTACACCTGTAACTTGCTTACCTGTAAATTTTAGAAATGCATTTTCACCACCTAAGTCTACAGCTATAAATGAACTAGCTGAGTAAGGTGCATCAGATTTATCATACTCTACAATAACATCTCTGTCAAGCATTTTAACAAACGTGTAGAGTTTATTCGTTAATTCATTAGAAATACTTCCAACGCAAGTTCCACCTGAACTTAAAGAGTCTACCCTAGAGTTACCCATGATATTTTGAACAGTACCAACGTCAGATCCCTCAGAAGTTGCAACGCTGATATTTAAAGCGTCTCTATACTGTCCTTTTGGAATTAATCTTTCATCAAGGTCTTTATTCATTTTACCTTGATTGAAAGTATTTTTAATTTCAGGCATGAATTAGTGTTTTATATGCTTAGATTGACCTCTAAGAGTTTGTGTTAACTCTTCTAATTTTATATTGGAAAGTCTTAGTTTTGCTTTTCTAACTGCTGCAAATTTATCTTTCTTGTAGTAGGCTAATTGACCTCGACCTACGTTTGCTCTAGCGCTCATAACGTCGCATAGTATATGTTTATACATAGCTTCTTCAGCTAATTTAGGAACTTGCATCTCAGAATCACTACCAAGACTATCGCTTATATAATCTAATATCACAGTTTTTCCAGATATATTAGATGAAAAATGTATTTTACCTAATCTTTGATCTATGAAAAAAGATCCATTGATTTGCGCATGACTTGGCTCAAGACCGTAGCGCTCATTTGGATTTAACCAATGTTGCTCATATCTATAATCCTCAATAGAGTTTTCAGCTGGAGTTGTAGACTTAAAAGCATTCCAAGTCGAACTATTTATTTCATTACCTCGAGGAGATGTTAAACCTTCGTTAACCCTATAACCTGTCACTGATATGTTGTCTATTGTGTTTGAAACTAAATGAATAGAAGCATCTACGTCGTAATTTGTATGAGGGACATAAGATGTCACTAAAGCATACACGTGATCATATGCACTTACGTTTATACTGTATTTAGCTTCGTCGTCACTTGATGTACCGTTCCACTCTATATAACTACCACCATCTTCGTGGGGTATGTCGAATATTTCGTGACTCACGTTAGCTGATGGACCTTCTGGATTTGATATACCATCATACGGTAAAGTGTTCATATCTCCAGATTGAGTGCTTAAACCAAACCTCAAGACTCCAGCAGGGGTAGCTCTAGTGCTCAAACCAGCAGCCGCGACAGCCGCACCATCCGCTTCTATATCTAAATAGTCTATGCCAGTAACATCGATTTTCTGCCAAACAGCAAGAGCATGCCCAAAAGTTATCTTAGGTCTACCTCTCTGATGAGAAGCGTGGTTGAAGCTAAGTATATTTGACGTAGCCTCTAACGTAGTGCGCATCTCACGATCTGTAGGTACAATCTCCCAGTTATTTAAACCATCATCAAAACCTGGATTTGTTACAAATTCGCTAAGACTCTTGAAAGAATATTCTCCACTTGTCTCTTGTTTTACATGAAAAGGATTAGACGTGTGCTTAGTTGGGTATAAAGGTCTTTTAATACCAGCCGCGTCAACCCAAGCAATCTTAGTATAGTTAACGTAATCATGAGGTAGTATCATGGTTAAACTTGGAGGTAGATCTATCTGCTGTGATTTAAAAGATTTAAACGTATCAAAAGACAATTCAGCTAAAGCTCTTTGCGCATGAAACGCTATATCTGTTCTACTAGCTTTGGGTATAACTTTATCTTCTCCAACATACATTATTTGGAACTGAGCTATAATATCGTCTAGTGAAACAAACTGATATCCGCCATAGTTTTCACCTTGATAATACTCTCTTTGAGTTTTGTCATCTAATAGTCCCATTTACTATGATTTTTCTTGTTGAATACTCTTAACCTCTTCTTGTGTGGCTAACTGAGCCACGTTGTAATCTTTCATTGAAACACCCGCTAGTTTAAGTATTTGAATAACTAAATTCTTCTCTTCAGAGGCGTGTAATTCAAAATCTCTTTTATCAACAGCGGTTGGATTCCATAAAGCTTGATCATTCACAATTATGTAAGTCCACCTAGGAGCATTTGGTTTTCTTATATAGTCAATTTTTACCTTGTCGTTTGCGGGGTCTGGATAAGGAAATACTTTGATTTTACTTGACGTGACGCCATGTTTAATAAATACTGGTCTCCTTTTGCTCCATTTAGCTAGTTTTGATTCACCACGTAGAGACAACTCTTTGCCACTTAGCTCTTCCGCTATGTTATATGCACCTTGACTTTTATAATGAACACCAACTTCCTCTATCCTATATAATTCAGGAAATAAGTTTGCTGTGTTGACATCGCCATTGGCTAGCACGGCCGTGTTAGACTCACCCACCCACATTCTAAATAAAGCTATCTTTTCTTCTATGATATCCCTAGGATCCGCCGTTACCGTGTTATTACCAGGAACTCTGCGGAATTGATTGAGGTCGTAAAAGTACTGCTCAAATATTGAATTCTGAGCGTGTGTGGCAAATAAATTAAACTCTTGCGGAGTTATGTAACCTCGTTGTTCTTTATTAGCTAACGCTAACACTGTTTGATACACTCTATCTACACTTATCGCCATAATTCTTTTTATGTTTCATAGTATGAAAGACCACCTAGTTGGTGGCCTTTCCACTACAAATGATTATTAGTTTAATCGTTTTTCTATATTGGAGTATATCTCCATTCCCTCATCAGTCTTAAACCAAGCGGCTAAGGCTGAATACGGGTGTTCATCAAAAGGAACTGTCATTAACTTTCTGTCGTTACTTCCCCATGAGAACGTTCTTTGATCAGAGGATAGTTTGATAATCCCCATCTCCGTAGCTTTAATACCAAAATTTCTAAGTACCACATTGTCGTCATTAACAAGTTCTAGGAACAAAGCTGGGTTTTTCTTAGCGTATAATAATAAATCACGCTTAAGCTCCTTAGAACTCATCTCTGATACCTTAGAACCAATCTCAACTCTCATAACAGCCTCAGCCATGTCGATGTCTAGGTTTTTAGCAGCGTTAAGCGCTTCGATTTCCATTTCTAACCACTCAATTTGACTAGCTGCTTTCGCGGCTGGCTTCTCTTCGTAAAACATAGTGTCTCTGTCTGGGTGATACAAAGAAAGAAGCTTTTGTAATACTGTTTTTTCTTTTTCTACTATAAGCATGCCGTTTCTAAACACAATATGCTCTAATCGCTGATCACCTTTCATCTCATCTACAAAGACTGTTCTTTGGTTAGAGCAGTATTTCAACTCTCTTTCGTAGCCCTGCTCTTCGTCAAACCAGTGTATATTAGCTCCTTTAATTGATCTTGATAAAGGTTTTTTATTTCCTTTAAGTCTATAAACTCTGTTTTTAAACTCCCAACCATCTGTTAAAAGCTTTTCTTGATCACTAGCTCTTTTTGGTTTTAATTTTGGCTCCGGTTTTGGAGCTTCAACTACAATTGTTTCTTCTACGTAGGGCTCTTGAACCTCTACTTTTTTTGTTTGCTTTTTAGCCATAATATAATATAATAAAAAATTAATATAAAACTACCCCACCCGAAGGCAGGGTAGTTTCACCAAATATAATCTTACTTCATTAACATAAAGTTGTTTGCACCTTGAGTCACTAGACATCTTTCAGACAAGTAGTGAATTTGCATTGCGTCAAGCGCTGACGTAGTAGCTCCAACAGAACCGGTAACCCAAGTTTTTAACTTACGATTATCAGTAGCAGAAGCTCTGTAACGGACATGTAAGAAAGGACGCTTAAGGTTCTTGCCTAACGCTTGATCATACACAGTAGATACACCAGCTGGAATTATAACCCCACGAATAGCGGCTGATCCAGCAATACGGTTAATCTCACCACGAGTAGCTTTATCGTTCAAGTAACGCATGTCTGACTTATAGAAATCGTAAGATCCACGACGGAATCCAGAGAATCCTAGGTTTAAAGCCATATCTTCAGAGTTATCAAATACTCCGTAAGAAGTACCACCAGCACCGTAAGAATTCATAGATGCAAGCATGTCATCGATAGCTAGGCTAGTCGCACGGTTTACAAACATCATGTTCTCCTCAATAGCACCTTGCTTATCAAATTCTGCTAGGATAGCGTCAAACTCAGCTAAGTCAGTAGCGGCGTTAACTCCAGTTACACCAGATGTTACGTTTCCACGAGACTCGATAGCCGCGAATAAACCTTCAGTACCAGCACCGTTTGCACCAGCATCAGCAGCGCCTCTAACTTGACTGTCAGCACCAAATCCAATAATAGAACCAGCCACTGTCTTTTCAGACTCAAGCATAGCCATCTCTAAGTAATCAGTGAAACGAGCACGAGTGTCTCCTTCAGCTTTTAGATACCATAGATAACCGTTCTGACCTTCTTCACCAGTAACCTCAACCCAACCGATTTGTGAAGCATCAGATCCAGAGATCTCGTAGTAATCCTTCATAATGATTGGCTTGTTGCTGTATGATTTGAAAGTCGGTGTTAGAGCAGTACGCTTATCAGCTTCAGTAGCACCAGTAATACCAGCGTACTTCGCTCCTTTACCGTACTCAGAACCTACAACTAATAACACAGAACCACTAGCAGTAGTAGCGTGTCCAGTAAGATCAGCTTTATCATAAGGTTCAACTGTGATCACAGCTGTTGCTGGAGTCTCTACAACTAAACATTTAGTTACGATACCTGCAGTAGCGATAAGTACGATATCGTTTACACGAACACCGTGATTAGCTACTAAGAAACCGTTTTCAGTGTCAGCGGAACCATCGATATCAGTCACAACTGTGAATGTACCGTTAGTATCACCAGCAGTAGCTACTGTACCTACGTAAGATAAGTGTAGACGAGATTGCTCAGACCATACCACTTGATCAGCGGTCATGCTCTCTTCAGCTCCTACTTGTGAAAGGAATCCCGAGATTGTTCTTTGTCCGAACACCTCAGCTTCTTTTTCCATAAGATCTGGTAAATATTGTTGCTCCCAACCGGTAGAACCGCCTGCGAAGTCAATGTAGTTGCTTGATAAAGTCTGCTGCTGTGCAGAAGGTACTTTATTTAACAACGCTCCATTTGTAATTGCCATTTTAAATTGTTTTTAAATTGTTATTTTTTATTTTTCATTTTGAACTTAAAAGAGGCAGAATCATCACCTAACACTCGAACTTTCATGCCGCCGGTAGTCGTGTCTTTATGTGAACCTCTAGGGTCCATATCAATATTCTTCGACTTCCGAACACTGTCTTTCAGTGCATCGGCTTTTCCCTGTTCATAGAAGTGTTGAGCAACTGCATCGGAATTCATAGCTGTATATAATGCCTTGTGGTATCCTTTAGCATCTGAAAGCGATTTATTTTCATCGACAAACTTTGCCATAAAATTGTTTATATCACTTTGTTTAGCTTTTACACCATCGACATCCTTAACATTGAATCGATATTTTTTTTCTCCGACGTTGTATTCAAAACCTTTGAATTTGTCGTTAAAAAGATTATTAGTCTTTTGTTCAAAAACATCACTACTACGTTTGACAGCTTGATTAGTCTGCTCTGACTCTTTATTGTATCGGTTGAAGAAATCAATTGCTTTCTGCTGCTCACCTGTGAGCTTGCTTCCAGCTTTAATCTCTTCGTAGTATTTAGACTTTTGCCCGTCTAAGTAGGTCTTGGCCTCGGCAACTTGCTCTTTGAGGGCCAATTTTTTACGTTTAATATCTCTTTCGTCATCTATATCTTCATCATATGAAAACCTATCTTCTATAAGAAAATCGATTTCATCTGAAGCTAGATGCGGTTTAGTTCGTTCGTAATACTCGCGTAACGCTTGTTGATCGTTTAAACCGCTAGTATCTCTGTTAAGTTTGACATAATCCTCTAAATCTCCACCTGTTTCATCCATGAAGTCTAATAACTTCTGAACGTTCTCAGGTATTTCTTTACCTAGCTCTTCTTGAGCTACGACAGCTTCTATTACGTCTTCTTCTGTGACAGCTTCCTCATCGGTAACTTCCTCAAGGGTTGGTACCTCTGTATTATCGACTTCTTCTTGTGTAACTTCTGTGACGATCTCTTCGGATTGAGTTTCGATCTCATCTGCTGTTTCTAGTTCTGATTCTGTTTCTAGCGGTTTACTTAAATCTACTTTAATGACATCTGGGTCATCTTTACTTTCAAATTTACTTAAATCTACTTCAGGTTTTTGCTCCTCAGCAACCTCTTCTTGAGGTGTTTCTTGGGTGACTTCTTCAATCACTTCTTTGTTTTCAACTTCTTCCATAATATATAATATAATAGTTATTCAATAATCTACTGTGCTCCAAAGGCTTCTAAGCCAAACCCACCACCTATAGTATCATTACCTGCGGATTCAAACTTTTTAGGCGGTTTTCCGCTTTTTCTTTGATCTATAAGTTCACTTTGTTGTGAAGCCTGTATCTTGGTTCTTTCGTCTTTTCTATCTTCTTTTTGTTTTTCTCTATCCCTAAGCCCTCCAACCTCGATACCTTTTAATTGCATGTTGTACTGAAACTCAAGTCCCATAAGTTCTTTTTTAGCAGCCATTTCTAACTGTAGCTTTTGGGCGTCAGCTTGTGATTGAGCTTGAAGTAGTTGAACTTTGCTTTGCGTTATAGCTGATTGCTTTTGAACCTCCGCTTGAGCTGAAGCTTGAGCAGCCGCTTGATTAGACTGTGTTTGAGCTTGGATGTTTTCTAGTTGTTGCTGCCTGTCACGCTCTATTTTCTTATTACGCCTTATTTTTAGTAATTGGTTGGCGAGTTTTAGGTTTTTTACTTCTCTAATATCTATAGCGTCCTCTAACTCAATACCTCCTTGCTGAAGAGCCATTTGAACATTGTTTTCTAACAACTGCTTTTCTTCTTCGTCAGGAGATAGCTCTATGAAAATACCGAAGTCATGCAAGTGTAACTCTGATACTTCCTCTAGCTTAGCCACATTGCGATGACCTATTGACTCGATAAAAGCTTTTTTAGTAGGTGAGTACTCTATAACGTCAGATATTCTTAATGACAGTTTTTCAGCTGTTTCAGCTGTAAGAAGCAATCCAGCTTGTAGTATATGCCTCGTAGCTGTATTAGAGTTAGCCGCAGCTATTTTTTGTATTCCAACTAAAGCATTTTTATCTGGTGTGCTACCATCTCTAGCTTCATTTAAACCCGTTACATCACGGATCATCTGCAGATAGTAATTATATGTCTGTATCAAAGATTGCAACTTAGCACCTTTGCTACTTGATTGTATTTCTTGGATAGGCACTTTACCAGGATTTATATCACCTTCAGAAGTGAAACTTCTACCTATAACGCTACCCGTTTGGAAGAACATGTTTAGAGCTTCCTGAGGGTTATAATTAGTACCATTACCTAAATCAACCTCAGCTAATCCATCTGCGTCTAGATAAACACCATCTGGAACCATCTTAGACATAACCTGTTGAAGCTTGAGGTGCGTAAGCTGTATCATATCGGCAAATCCCGTTATCCTGCTAACTAAACTTTTAATTCTACCTTTATACATCCTAGGAGCAACTATACTGTAGTTCATTTTAACTTTGTTAAAATCGCTCTTAGAACGTATCATGTTTTTAGACAATTCCCACTTAAGCATTTTATTGCAACCTAAAGCCATAACTCCATCGTACAGAACCTCTAGTTTCTTAGCCTCTCTAGTGAAGTTACCATCCATATTTTCTGGTGGATTAAACTTGTCGGTTTTTCTTATAGCTTTATCACCGCCACTACCAGTCTTTTTAATTTTATAAACCTCACTATTGTAAGTCTTATAGTTAAAATAAAGTACGTGTACAATGTTGTCATCTCTAAGACTGTCACGTGAACTATACGAGTATGTGTTATTTTTATTATTCTTGCTAATTATCTCGTCAATTTCGCTGTCTAACAGATCAGGAAACTCTCTAACCAACTCGTTTATCGGTATGGCTTTTACTTCACCTACGTAGTATATGTCTTCAAAATAAGGCGATTCAGTATGCGAGTAAACAATATTAGCAGGATCAACATAGTCAACTACGACTCCTTCCGATTTGTTAAATCCTGTCTTAACAGCTCCAATACCTAAAACAGTTAAATCTTGAAAAAACCTTTTTTTAATTAACTCGTAATTATTTCCTTCCAATAAAACGCTAATAGCTTGCTCTTCCGCTATTTCAATAGCCTGCTTATACTGCAATTGCATATACAGCTGTAACTCTTCGTTTGACTCAGGTAAAGATGGCATACCACTTTGAGTAGTGTCAACGCCTAATTCCTGCATCATCGTTCCATCAAAACCTTGCATCTGCATATCGCCCGCGACGCTATCCATGAAGTTGTTCCTCTTTTCTGATCCGCTAGCATCTATGGAAAATGCTTTTATATCGTATGTTCTTTCAGCTATACCATTAACAACTATATCTACAAATTTAGATATAATAGGCACAGGCGTCCAATCTAAGTTAAGGTAAGACAAATCACCATTGATAGACAACTCATCTTTATACTTTTGAATAGACTGCTCGCCTCTAGCATATAGTCTAAGTTTATGAAAATTATTTACGTTAGTAGTATATCTACTAGCGCTAGTTTCTTTACTAAACCACTCAGCACTTATAGCTTTAGCGATTTTCTCTCCGTACTCAATAGAGTTCTTCTCGTCATCGCTAACGTTTTGCTTTGGGAAATTAACATGTACTGACTCAGCCATATTTACTTTATTATTTGGGAATTAAATCCTTTGTTGTTGTATTTTGATATATTTAGGTTTAGTGGTTGTCTTTCTACTGTAGCGTTCGGAGCGTATAAATGTCTATTACAAGCCATAATAGCTAAACCAGAACTTATAGAAGCATCGTGCTTAGTTCTTTTATTTATATCAAACTTAGCCCAATCGTTCAGTAATTCGTTAAAATAAACTGTACCATAATTACCATCGCCAAGATGACCTACATGACTCTGTATGTACATCTCGATAGCAGCAGCGTGAGCTTGTTTGATGTCTTCACTTGAGTTTGGTATACCACCAACTTCTTTTTCAGCTGTTGATAGTTTATTCCAAGTTTTATCTGGTCTATTCATGCTATATCCTCTGTAACCTCTTCGGCGTAAATAATATAGTAATCTAGGTTTATTATTCTCTGCAAGTAAAGGCATGCCATAAAACACTAATGCCATTAATACATCTTCAAAAAACATCTCCGCGGTTTGTGGTCTCGCTATATATTCTAGGAAAAAAGCACTTGGTGGCGCGTCTTCCATAGAAAACTTAGTTAATCCGTGGAGCGATCCTTTGGACCCTTTGCCATCGACAGTACCGCTAATATCGTAACTATCACACCCAAACGCGCCAATATGATCATTCCCTGGGAACTTAATACCATTTTTTATTATTTGTTTATTCTGTAAATAAGCTGGTGGCACCCAGCTAACTTTAAACCTCCCACTTGGATCTGGGTGGAAAACCACCTGTGAATCCTTAATACCGTTAACCCATCCAAAACTTCCAGTAGTAGTGTGAGCAGCGTGTCTACTACCTTCGTTGTAATCTATCTGCTCATATATCTTCATTAAATTAAAGATACTGTTTTTACTTTCATCTCTAAAAGCGTGCTCAGTAGTTCTAGGGAATTGACGGTAGAATTCATTTAAAGCATCTTGATCATCCTTTAAACCGTCCACCTCATTCTCCCAACTATCTACAACGCCTATGTCTATTAGTTCACCGTCTGGTCCCAGTCGTTCTCCATCACGTGGATTATCAAAGACTGGAAATCCGAATCTGTCAATAAATCCTTCATAGTTCCATTCCATTGGGATAAAGAGAGAATAAAGCCCAGACTTTGTTTGTCCATTACGATTTCGTTTTGTAACATCTGAATCATTATATAGTTTTTTAAAGTTACTACCTCCCTTGTCCAACGCGTTTGAAGTGGAACCCATAAGGCATTTCCCTACGATTCTACTTCCAAGTCTCAAGCAAGTTTTTGTTACTCGCCAGTTATTTAGTATATTATCAGGTCTCTCCCACTTACCACTCTCATCGTGTACTAACAGACTTAACTTTTCACCGTCATAGCTGTTGTCTCCAGTGTTTTTCCAGTCGATCGTTGTGTCAAGACCAGCTAACTCCTCTAGCTTCTCATTACTCTGAATTTTCTTACGAGTAAACTTTGTAGAAGGAACCCGATATGCTAACTCAGATTTTGGACGATCCATACCATCCTGTATAGGTTTAAAGAAGAAAGGGTAATTAATTGATATAGGTACCACTTTATCTGTAAACATTTTCTTCGCATCGGCACCAGACTTAGACAAGATCCCATATCTACTATCACTCGATATAGTGGCTAAGTTAACTGTTTCTGCAGAGGACATAAAAGAAAAACCTGAACGACGGTTCTTAAGGTAGCACATTCCATAGCATCTTTTATCTGCCTTGCAGGCTTCCCAGAATATAAAGAATAGTCTATTAGCCTCTCTAAAGTCTGGTGCACCCACGTCGATTTTACTCCATTGAAGATACATATAGTGACTACCGGTTATGTACGTCGGTTTACCGTTATTGGTAAACCAAAAACCTTCATCCCTACGTCTAAACTCTTCGTCTATATAGTCATGCCACTTTTCTTTTTGTTCGTCCGGATAGGTTCTCCAGTCGAATATAGTTTTTAAACGGCTTAACTCTTTGGGTTGCTCTATCTTACCCCACTTATTGTCTTTATGCTTGAACACTTTAGTGGGTTTAGGTAGAGCTATCTTAAAACCTTGTATGTCATATATTTCACCTATAACACCAGTTTTAGATAAAACCACTATATCGTGGTCTTTATCGTAACCATACTTCCACTTCTTACCTCTATTTAATCTTGTAAGAGTGGTTTTCTTTATAGGCTCTATTATTTTTAATAATGTCTGCTCGTACATTACTTAGATCTTCCTTCAGCAAAACCCTTAAAGACATTAGCTTTCTTTTCCTCAGGCTCTCGACCCTCAAGCAAATTCTCTTCTTCTTGGATTCTGGTTAATATCTCAAAGGCGTCGAAGATAGCCAGCTTTTTTGTAGCGGCAGCGTTCTTGAGTCTATCTGCAGTGATATCATCACCTGAATCAACGATAGCCTCTTTCGCCACCTTGATTAACTCCTCAACTGCTATCTGTCCAGCTTGGATTATACTCTTCTTCGTCTCCTTGATGTTCATATTTAATTGTAATAAAATTAGATAATACTCTGTATAGTTTTTGACCGTCTACAATAAACTCGAATTCACTGCTAGGTCTAAAACCAATTAGATCACCCTCTTCTACTGTACCATCAGTATACTTGACAACACCAATTAAAGGTCTCTCTGTTTCAGTGTCAAATTCATCTATAGACTGAAGAGGTTGAACAAAACAATATCCCTTAGGACAAGTCCAATCGCCACCCTCTCTTTTATATAAGTATATTTGATCTCTCTCTACTAGATACTTACCTTCTTCAAGGAAGGATCTACTGTTTCTTTCTTTACCTTTTACATCATGCCATCTTCTAAAGACGTTATGGTGCAAAGTAACTATATCCCCCGTGCGAGGATTTAAAGGAGCTCCAGCTCGAGGTACAGATAAAATCCGCGCCTCTCTGTTTACGTACTGATGATTGTATATCTCAGTATTTAATATTAACTCCTTGTCTCCAACTTTCGTGCTATTGTTATATCTATCACCTAAAGGCTCAACAATATAGTTGTAGACTGAATCCATCAGTACTCAAGATTGTATTCTACCGAGATAGCCATGTTCTTATTAAAATCCTTCCAAGGTATAACCGCTTTATCTTTACGTATATAGATAGAGTACTTATCGTCCTCCTCTAATATATCACAAATAGTATGACCGCCATACACTTCTTGCCCTACGGCATAGTGCATGGAGTCATTCTTGTAGTCTTTACCTATCGTGATCTTACGAATCAGATGGCTCATCTTTCTTGTAATTTATAGTTCCGTCTTGAATATTGATATCGTAAGTGCCATATTCCTTTTCAAACTCACTCTGCATAGCGGTTAGTTGCTCTTGTATTGAGGATATATCATGAAGTAGTTTATGCTTCCTAGTCTCCATAATACCTAGATCCATTTGACCTCGGTTCATCATGTTTATAATCTGTTGAACCTTTTGCAACTGCTCGTCAGAGATCTTCTCTGGCTTCAAGTCTATTACTTTTTCTTTTTTCTTTTTACCCATAATTAAATTAAATTAAATTAAACTGTTATTTATTCTGCCGCGGTGAACAATTCACCTGCAACCAGTGTTTGTGCTTCTG